TTCCTGCTACAAGCTGGCTACGAAGGCACGGGCATCGGTCAGCTTTTCGTAGGCGACGTGCGCACGATAGACCACGTGCGCGATGGCGCGACTTGGAACACCGTGATCAAGAGTGGTGACGGCGAGCGCGCGCTGGCTTTCGCGCGGGTAAACGAGAGCTTTGCGGGCGGTGTGAAGATCCCTGACGTAGTGCGAAAAGTCGCGGGGAAACTGGGGCTAGGGCTTGGGAACACAGAGCGCGCGGCGTCTCAGATGACGGGCGAGTATTCGCAAGGCTACGCCGCGCACGGACCGGCATCGCGCGAGCTCGATCGCGTGCTCGCTGCAGCAGGCTATGAGTACAGCATACAAGATGAGCAGATCTTGATCGTGCGACCAGGCGAAGGCAGCGGCGAGCAGGTGCCCGAGCTGTCGCCATCGACGGGGCTAATAGGGTCACCTGAGTTCGGTACACCTGAAAAGAAAGGCGGGCGAGCGCTGGTCAAAGTCAAGTCGCTGCTGAACTCAAGCATCAAGATAGGTTCGCAAGTGGTACTGCGCAGCGCGCGCCACAACGGGCCGGTGATCGTCCGCAAGCTAGAGCACGTAGGCGATACTGCGGGCGGCGACTGGTACACAATTTTTGAGGCACGGCCAGCATGAGTCAGAACGGACTACCGACATCACTCGCGGACGTCATCAAGCGCGGCATGCGCGCAGCGCTCAGCGACATCCACACCATGATCCCCGGGCGCGTGGTGCGCGTTAACACAGAGCTCGCAGGCGCTGAGCAGCGGATCAAGAGTGTAGACGTCCAGCCGCTCATCGCGAGCGCGTACCTCGACGAGACGCTAGCCCGACAGGTGGAAGCGCTACCGCAGATCGTGAGCGTGCCGGTGGCTTGGGTCGGTGCCGGTGGCTACCGCATGACCTGCCCAATCAACGTCGGCGACACGGGGGAGATCCGTTTCTCCGAGGCGTCGCTTGACCTGTGGCTAACGCGCGGCGGGGACGTAGACCCGGGTGACGATCGGCGCTGTCACCTAGCAGACGCGGTGTTTAGTCCCGGGCTGCGCAGCTTCGCGACGCCGTGGCAGAGCGTGCCCACCGATCGGATGACGATCGGTGACGACACCGGGCTACAGATCCACGTTGCCGGGCAGCAGATCCGGATCGGTTCTAATGTCCCAGCAGACCTAGAGCCCGTCGCACTAGGCCAGCTGCTTTACACGTTTTTAGTAAACCTGATCCTGTGGCTGACTTCGCACACCCATCCCACGCCAGCGGGCGCAAGTAGCGCGCCGACTAACCCACCGCCCAGCGTGCCGGACTTTCGCGCGCCGTCGGTGTCGGTAAAGCGCAGTTAACCGTGGTAGGCTAATCGCGTGACCGCTACTGACCTGCTACTCACTGACGATGACGAGCTCGCGATAGTCAATGGTGACTGGGCTTTCGCGACTGACGCCGCCGCCATCCTGCAGGGCATCAAGATCCGGCTGCGTTTCTTTCAAGGCGAGTGGGTCTTTGACCTCGACATCGGGATCGCGTATTGGGACAGCGTATTTATCAAAAACCCATCGTTGATCGTGGTGCGCGAGATCTTCCGGCGCGCGCTGCTGGGCTCGCCCGGCGTGGTCGAGGTCGTGAATCTAGACGTCGCCTACACAAGGCGCGCACCGCGCACCGTGGAAGTGACTTGGACCGTACGCGGTGACGTTGGGCAGCTGATACGCGGCGGCATCGAAAGGAGCGCATAGCATGGCCTACGGTCTAACGCTGACGGGGTTTGTACCCAAGCCGCTACCTGTGATCAAATCCGAACTCGACGACGCTTTCAAAGCGGTTTACGGCGCGAATATCGGCAGCGAGCCCGACGGGTCTGTACCGGCGCAGAGTGCGATCGGGCAATTTATCGGGATTATCGCGGGCGATTACGCGGATCTGTGGGAGCTGCTGCAAGCGGTGCACTCCTCTACCGACCCGGACAAAGCCGAAGGCGCAGCACTGCACGCGATCGGCTCGCTGACAGGCACGGTCGCGCTAGGCGAGCGCCCGAGCGTCGCGCTTATCACAGCAACCGGCATCCCGGGCACCGTGCTTGCAGCTGGCCGCGTGGTGTCTGCGGTCGGAAGTCGTACGCGCTTCGCTACGCTGGCCGGGGCGACTATCGCAGCGCTCGCGCAGTGGGCTGCAGCTACCGCGTACTTTCCAGGTGACCGCGTGTATAACGGCGCGCGGGTCTACTACTGCATTGCGGGCGGTAACTCGGCGGGCGCGGGCGGGCCTACCGGCACGGGAAACAACATCACGGACAACACCGTGATATGGGGCTACCTAGGCGAAGGTACCGGCGCGATCGACGTGCTTAGTGCTGCCGAAGTGGTCGGCGCTTTCGCGGCGCTGGGCGGCACGCTTACCCAGATCGAAACGCCCGTGACTGGTTGGCTCACCGCGATCAACCTAGCCGACGCGATCGTGGGCGCGCTCGCTGAGAGCGATGTCGCGTTTCGCATACGCCGCGAGAATGAGCTGCAAGGGCAGGGACGAGCGGCGAAAAACCCGATCCGCGCCAACGTGCTCAAGGTCGGGCAGGGCGGGCCGAATCCTGTCACAGCGTGCTCGGTGTTCTCTAACTCAACGATGGTCACTGACGCGCAAGGTCTGCCACCTAAATCCGTCGAGGTGTTAGTGCTCGGCGGCGCGGATCAGGATGTTAGGGTCGCGGTGTTTGAGAACGTCGCCGACGGGATCGAGACTTTCGGCAACAACTCAGGCAGCGTCACCGACACGGCGGGGAATCCGTGGGTCGTGAAGTTCTCGCGCCCGACGCTCGTGAATATCTACATCGACTTCGACGTGCGCAAAGACCCTAGCGCTTTCCCGCTCGACGGCGTGGCGCAGATTAAGGAACGGGTACTAGGCGCGCTGCAGTATTGGAGCTTCGGAAAAGACGCGACCGCGTTCGCAGCGCAAGGCGCGATCGGTCCGCACTACCGACCCGACCTCGGGCAGTGGTTCGCCGGTGTCCCCGGCGTGCTCGACGTGGTGACTAGGATCGGTACCACGGCGACGCCGCTAGCGACCGTGGTACCGATCGCGGTGCGCGAGATCGCACGCTTTGACAGCTCGCGCATCGTTGTGAACTTGACAGACGGTGTGCCCTAATGACTTTCATCCCTTTACTGATCACCGTGCTTGGTCCGCCTATTGTTAAAGAGGTCGCGAAAACGATCCGCAAGCTCAAGAAAAGCGCGTCCGAAGACAGGATCGCTGAGCTCGAACAGCGCATCGCAGACCTAGAGATCGCTAGGAAGTGGGAGCCGTGAGCGCGACGCGGATAGCTGACTACGGGCCGCGCGCACTGCGCCGCTTGATCGAACAATTCAAGCGCAAGATCACGATCGAGGCGGTGCTGCTGGCGGTCGGTGCGCAAGCCCAGGCAGTAGAGGATGCGCTGTGGCAGCTGCTGACCGAGCGCGACATCGATACCGCGATCGGCGCACAGCTCGACGTGCTTGGTAAGATCGTCGGCGAAGCGCGCGGCGGCACAAGTGATACTGACTACCGGCTGCGCGTGCGTGCGCGAATCCTAGCGAACCGCAGCACCGGCACGCATGAAGACATCTACCGCGTGTTTCGCGCGCTGCTAGCTGGCTCGGTGGGGTACACGCTGCAGTGCACGCCCGCCTACCCGGCGGGGTTCGTGCTGCGCGTAAACGGCATCGCGATCGCGCCCGCGCTTCTGTACATCTTTGTGCGCTTCTTGGGCGACTCTAAAGGCGCCGGGATCGCGGCGTGGCTCGGCTGGCAAGAGGTGCCGGACGCCGACGCGTTTACGTGCGCGGTGCCGTGTTTCTTGAGCGTCGCCAGCATGGCGGGCGCGACCTCGCTGACGGTCTACTCGACTGCCGACTTTCCCGCCTCGGGCGCGTTCGTAGTCGATGAGGGTCTAGCGACCGAGGAAACCTTGACCTACACGGGCAAGACCTCGACGACGCTCACCGGCGTGAGCGCTGCAGCGTTCGCCCACACGGTCAACGCGTGCTGCGCTCTGACCCCCTCACCGGGCAAGGGACACGGCGACGAGCTCAACGCGGCAACGGGCGGCGCGCTAGTCGGGATCGT